AGTGAACGTAGTACCGTCTTGTTGAAAAGTAATACCTGCAATTGCATCAATGTTTGAAGAAGCATCAATAGTTACGCCAGAAAGACTAAGATTAGTACCATCCCATAAGATATGAGCAGATGCGTCTCCGAATACAAACTTTCCGTCTGTAAGATCAATAAAGGCACCAGATTCGTCGCCCTCTGGAGCAGAGTCAGCATCAGGAATAGCATTAGCTCCAGAGTTCTGCATAGTACCTGCTGTAATTGTACCTAGATTAGCAGAGATAGCGGAAAGGCTCGTAGCGGTTATATCACCTGCATCTACGTCTCCTCGAAGAGTTAAAGTGCCTTCTGATTGATCCCAGAATATATATCTATCATTTAAAAAATCACCAATATAAACGTCACCATCTTGTTTAATGTCTACCCCTGCACCAGATAGTACAGGATCTCCTGTTACAGGATCTTCGGTAATAGTAGGAGCAGAACCTGTTTCTGGATATACTTGAATTTCTCGTGCTATAACAGCTTCTGCGTTAAGGGTATCAGTATCAAGAACTCCAAACTCACCTATATCTGCTACTAGAGTTCCGAAGTTACCTACCTCTGCATTAATTTGATTAGCCGTAATAGTGTTGGCGGCTATATGCTCTGCGGTAATTGTGCCTGCTGTAATATCATCTGCGTTTAAGTCTCCTCGAAAGGTCATCGTACCTTCTGACTGGTCCCAGAACATATACTTGTCTGCTGAAAAATCTCCAATGTATACGTCACCGTCAGCTTTTAAATCAATACCAGAGCCTGTTAATACAGGATCTCCTGTTACAGGATCTTCTGTAATTGTAGGAGCAGTGCCATCTTCTGGATATATTTGTACTTCCCGAGCTATAACACTATCAGCGTCTAGCAACCCCGTGTCGATTTCGCCAAATATACCAATATCTGCTACTAATTTTCCGAAGTTACCTTCTTCTGCGTTAATTTTATCTGCTGTGATCGTGCCATCGACAATTAAATCACCACTAATTACTTCTTCTTGGTTTGACCAAGTAGTTCCGCTATATATCCATACGGATTGCGAAGTAGGAGAAGACTCTGTACCTGTATAAAACCAGGCTTGATCATCTGCGACTGGATCGGTAGGTTGTACACCAGTACCGTTTGTCCACGCAGAGGAGGCTTCTGTGCTGTTTGTAGGTAGCGCGGTTACTCCGATACTCCAACGGCCGGGACCGCGAGCACCGTCCTCTCCTGGAGTTCCGTTTTCTCCGTCGAGTATATCTGTTAAGGTTGCTTGTCCTATTGCTGTTCTGCTCATTTTTATTCCTGATGTATAGCTTGTGCGATAAAAGAAATCGCTAAGAAGGGTGTTTGTTCAACTATACAAAGATTATACCTTCAAAATAAATAATATGCAAGAAATTTTTTTGGGGAGGTAAGAATAAAAGGCCCTTTATTTGGGCCTTTTGTCTTTATACTACTGTTGCTTCACAAGTGATTAGGTTGGAGCTACCATCATCTATATCCTCATGTCCGACTATGATACTTGAAAAGCTAGAGCCTACGGCATTTATAGTTCCATTAGACATGTCTACTCTATTATCTGTATCGAGCTTTATAGTTATTCCATCTCGTTTCCAGTGATAAGTTACTCCAGAGGTAACTAAATTATCTCCGTCATACACTACAGCGGAAAGTGTTTTTTCGTCTCCAGAGCCGTTTTTAAAAGTAAAGCCTGCAATGCTTGACTCAATGCTTACAGATATAGCATTTAACGACTTATCTACAGAAGTGTAAGCTTTAAACGTATCTTCGGTAGAAACATAAAGCTCTGCCACTATACTATCTTCTATGTAGTCAGGCTCGAATGACAGCTTAGATATAGAAGAATCTACAATAGTACTATTAAAAGTCCTGTCTATTAATAATTCTGTATCACTTTCTATATAAACTATCTTGGCTACTACAGACCCCATCTTTATCAAGGAACCTACGGAGAATTCTGAAGTAAATACAGTAGATACGCCTGTAACTCTGGTTTTCTGAACAGACACACTACCTGTAGCTGAAATAAAATCGTTATTGTTTAAATTATTTTTCCAATAATTAACGTTTAAAGCAGTATCCTTTATGTAAGTACAAGGGATTAAAGACTGTTCTGATCTATCAAAAACAATAGAATAAGTACCTGAAGCGAGACTCGATATATCTAAAGAGGCTATCTCTCCTCTGTATACATTTACAGGATTAGCTATAGTTGCTAAAGAAGGACTAGCATATGCAAAACCTAAGATATTATTTGCTAACTCTATAGTTGTACCAGCGCTCCCACCGATAGGTAAACCTCCTGCACCTCTAGGAACATTTAAAGCAAACTTATCTTCTACAGTAAACTTAGTAAATACAGATCCAGATTTATTACCAGTAGGCCCTACAGTGCTTACTCCCACAGAGTAGCTACCATCAGAAACACCTTCAAACACATATTTTGTAATGCTAGAAGAAAGTCTTAAAGGGCTTTCATAGCCAGAAATTGTATGGTAAACTAAAATTTCCGCTACTTCATTAGAGATATTATCTTGCTCTGGAAGATCCCACATTAGTATAAACTCATTACCGCCCTTATTATAGTCAGCATCCATATGAATGTATAAGTTTTCAACCTTAGGAGGCTCAGCACTAAAAGGTATTTTAGGATATACAGTATCAGGGGTTACCAAACTAAACTCTTTTGTTATATCATCAAATTTGGTTGAGTAGTACTCTACTGCTGTAATACTAAACTGCGACTTACTATCTTCAGTTATAGCTAGTATTCTATACTCTTTGGAAGAGCTTAATGCCGTTCCTTCTACAGTCTTTTCTACTATTGTCCAAATAGCTCCTGCTTTTGGTGCAGAAGATAGTGCATCAAAAGTTAAAGCACTTACATTAGATCCCGTAGGATTTGTAATAGATACTTTTTCTACTTTTACAGGTCTATCTGCCTGCTCACCTTCGTTAGGAGAAGATAAATCTTCTAAGATTATATTTAGCTCATACTGATTGCCCTCTTGTAAGTAAACAGGGCTATCAATAGTCATAGAAGTTGTGGTAGGTTGTGCAGAACTACTGACTCTACCACTAAATCGTACATTATATTCTCCAGAGTCTTGAACGTTTATAATGTCCCCAGGCATTAAAAAGGCAGAATCTAAAGACGTTTTAAACGATACAATTTCTGTCTGATTTATAGAAGTCCAAAGTTTCCATCTACCGTAACGTATAGCTTGGCCTTCAGAAGTACAGCCAAAAGCTACAGCTTGTTCAGATATTAACTTACCTGTTTTTACAATATTTTCTTTGTCTTCTACTATGATGTTTCTTTGAGCGTAATTTAACTCAGGATCGTTCCAAGTTACAATTACTTGGTTAGCTCTAGTCTTACTTCCTGTACTTTCATAAGAGAACTCGCCTTTAATAACATTTGATTTTGAGAAGTTGTATATAGGATCACTTCTCATATCTGCCACCGCTTTTAACTCTCCTTCGGTCCAGTACATAATACCAATAAAGATAGTTGCAAAGTCTTTTAAAACCTTGTAGGCGTCCGCAGCTTTGGTTAAGTAAATATTTGCAGTAAATCGAGGCTCTAAACCACCTTTTCCATCAGGCACAAGTTCATCACAGTATTTTGCTATTCTGTATAGAGCATACTTATCTACATCGTCTACTGAGATCCAATCACCGAGACCATATCTATTGTTAGATATTATGTCATAAAATACCCAGGCAGGGTTATTAGTATAGACTCTTTCTTCTCTAAACTGCCCCGTAGTCCATAATCCATTGTATAAATCTGAAGGATCCTGAGATCCTGCTAATTCTCTAGGGGTGTAATTATCAGGTACTTTTACCTTTAGACCTCTAACGTGATAAGTTCTTTTAGGTAAGTTAGGAAACTCTTTTGCAGAGAAAGTTAGGTGTGCATACGAAGTTAGAGGATAGTTTAAAGGCTCTTTAATTACAGCGTTAACACCAGAAATAATAGAAGTAGCGTATATGTCGCTATGCTCTTTAGTCGTTCCATCTTCAAAAATAGCGTCTCCATCGTGTCTTGTAATTCTTTCAAATTTTACAGCAAAATCTGTAAAAGGCTTAAAAGGCTCTAAGTTTATTACTTCTTCAAAGACAACGGGAGAGGTAGTCTGTCCATAGTGGTCTCTGGACTCTGTAAGTACTATCTCTGACTCCTCTAAACCTCTAATAATTTTTAAGGTAATTTTATAGCTAGCTCTTGCTATATTTTCATTACCATTTTCCCGGTTTCTGTTAAGTAAACTTCCATATTTTATAGTTAAACGAGCTTCATCTGCTTCAGAAGCTTGCTCTGCAGATAAGCCAAAACCACTTGAAGAAGATCCCTGTATAAAAGGAGATGCTGCAGCGACACCTTGAGGATCTTCCGAGTTTGCGTCTATAAATTCTAAAGCTAGTGTTTGAAAGCTATTATTTGGTATCTGTATGGAATTAACACCTATGCCAGTTGCTTCAATAGGTGGTTGATATAAAGTACCAGTGCGAAACTGTGCTGTACTGTGTTCATACTTATCTGCAAGCTCGAAAAAGTTTCTAGTATCTAAAGGCTGACGTGCTCTGGTTTTATAAAGTTGAGAAACTGTTACTTTAAAAGTTCCAGACTTAGGCGCATTTGTTAAAAATCTAATTTCTTTTGCTGCAGGATCATCTTTTTCTACTACAGCACCCCACTCTATAATAACTGTATTATAGTGTATGTTTAAAGTTAAAGTTTGATTTTGAGGTATATCAAGTAAGGCTACATTAGAGAGGTTATCAGGGATAAATCTAAAATATCCATCAGCTTCTCCAGTATCCCCAGCTTCTATAATGTACCCTTGAAGTGTAACTAAATCACCATCTCTAGAGTAGCTTAGCGTAGCATTGGGGTAATTAAATGCAGTATCTTCTGAAGCTACTACCATTTGAGAAGTAGGAGAAGTTACGTCTAAATTGTTCAAGTAAATACTATTACCAGTGCCGGCATCCTCACCTCCATAATTACCTTTAGACACAGAAAACTCCCACACGTCTAAAAGAAGTGCGATTCTTCGTACTCCCGTATCTAGGTAATCAATATACTGAGGTGTATCGCTAGTGGCATTCACACTTCCAGCCACTGTTGTAAAGTTTAATTCAGTCGCTATACTGCTACCTTGTCCAGTAGCTAACATGAATCGGTCATCGTTTAAATATATAGAAGAACCTCCCTCAACTAAACCCTCTATAGGGCCTTCTGAGATAAGATCTGATATACAGATAATCTGTTCTTTGGTAATTCCGCTGGTTTTTGCAAGAGTAGACTCTCCTGCTATTTTTCTATCTCTACTTGTTATCATAATTATTCTCTTACTACCGTCACAGTGCCTGTGTGTCCATCGCCTCTATCTCCTGATACATTATTTCCTCCAGAGCCGTAGTTATTCGCTACATGGCTACGTCTAGAAGATATTACCCCAAAGTTTATAGGTTTTCCTGGGACTTTTAATTCTCCGTATAAAATAGGAACAGGATCCCCTTCTACAGAGTTTTGATTACTGCCATCAAAAAGATATGAAGCAGGCTCATCCGAGTCCGTAGAAGGGTCTGGAGCCATTAATTGTTGAATACCTGTCAAAGCTAAATTAATACCTATAGACGCTGCAATCTGTCCTGGAATAGTTAAAGATCCTGCCTCTATTAAAAAGCCGCTTGCTCCTTGAGCGCCTGGTATCATAAAAGATGCTGCTATAAGAAGTGCTGCAAATAATTTACTTTCACCACTTTTTGAACCTGCGGGTACTGCGGAAATTAAAATATCTCCATCGTCTAAAGGAAGTATAAGGTCTTCTTCTGAGTTCAGAGATTTATTAGCTACCTGAAAAGAAAAACTTATGTTTTTTCTCTCACATTCTACTAAGTAATGTTTTACGTCTTCAAAATTAGCTTGAAGTACTCTAAAAACTTCAGAAATAGAAGAAACATTCATATCAAATACCTTTCCGTATTTGAATGCTATCTCTCCTTCTAAGTAAACTTTACGCATCATATCTGTAAATTCCTGTTAAATATTTTATCCAAAAGGGATAAAGGTTTTCTTTGCATGAAAGCCTGTTTTGTGCGTGGTGAAAAAATATGTCATTATTCACATAAACCCCGCAATGATTTGGTACACCAGAATCTACAGAAAACACTAATAGATCATTGGGTTGTACATCGGTTACTTTATAAAATTTCCAAGAATTTAAGTACTCTTCTGAGAAGTAGTCCAATCCTTTTTTCCACCAGTCGTCCTCATACGGGTCTCTTGGAGGTAACTCTATACCTATTTCTTTATACCAGTCCTTGGATGCTTCAAAACAGTCTTTTGTACCAAAAGAGTAAGTACGTCCGTATAACTCAGTTTGATTATATCTAGGAGTTACTACTTCTAAATCCATACCTGGGTAACTAAATATGTAATAAGGTATTCCTAGAGCATTGCAGTTATCTATATCTGTCTGAGAAGGAGTACTAGGTGCATCTGGATGGCTGTGTACTATACCTACAATATCTGCTATTTTCTTTATATTAAAGTACTCAGTAGAGTCCAGTACAAAGTCCTCTTCCGAAGGAGCTATATTAGTACAAGGGTACCATTGTAACTTGCCTTTTACTATACCTAGGACGCCACAGCCCTCTCTAGGGTACTCGCTTTCGAAATGGGCTTGTATTTCTGTTAAATAGTTAATTAAACTTTTCACTACCTGGAAAGCCTCCGAAAGGTAAAGTTTTTGACGTGTCTTTTGAAGCCGATGGAATGCCTTCCGGAGTTATACGAGCTTGAAACCTACTCTTACAGCCACTAAGCTCTTTACTGCATAGATCTATTCTTATCCAATAAGCAGGCGCATCTCCAGGAACTTTTGTATTAGTGTTAATTAAACATCTCCAGGCTTTGTTATCGTGTACAACAACATCGTCTTTAGAATAGCTAGTGCCCTGAGAGAAATTTGTACTTACTATTAGCTCTTTCCAGAATGTAGATGTAACAGGATCTGTACCCAAGTTATCTACAACTTCACTTCTATAGTATTTTCCGTTAAAAGTAATAACACTGTCTATATTATACGAAACTTCTGCATCGTACGCAGAAGTAAGCGAAGTTACTAGAGATAGAGAAACGATAGGTCTATCAAAAGTGTCGAAGAAAAGAGTATACACGGTATCACCTACTAAGTAAGTGTTATCTATTTTCCAAATACAACCGCCTTTAGTATGTCTTTCGTAGCCTTGGTACATCCAAGAGCAGTATTTACCTACAGTTATTCTTTTAGGTAGCTTTACTCCTTCTACATCGTAAGGAGATGTAAGTTCAAAACTGACCCCGATACTGTTTTTAGACGAAATTCTGTCTACATAAAAAGATGCTCTAGGGAACTCGAAAGGGTTTAAAGATTCTGATCCAGAGTCTAAATACTTTTCAAACGTTTTAATTCTAGTTAGTCTTTTACCTATTAAAGACTCAAACGAAAAGTTATAATCATTTAATAGATCTTTTAAAATGTTAGTAACATTTGCTATAGTAAGAGTAGGTCTTCCACTAGCATTATCCGAAGAGACATCTACTCCATCTAAAAATACAGGCATAGGTTGATAAAGATTTCCCTTGAAAGATACCTCTTCTAAGCTACCGTCTAACCCAGCATGGAACCGTAAAATACCATCATCTTCAGAATCTAAAGACGTGTTTAAGTCTAACTCAAAAAGCTCTATAATAGGGCTTTCAATAAAACTTACTCTCAAATCATCTGTAAGAATCTTATTTTGGCTCATGCTTCGTATACTCTTCTAAATTTTGCTGTTAAACTAAAGTAGTTTTCATAGTTATGTACAGTGTTAAAGTTCTCACATACTACCTGCACAGTTACTTCTCCGCCAGATAAGTTACTATCTAAATANGTNTACGGAAAACTACCTACGCCTTTTTTATCATTTAGAAATAAACGTATATTATCTATCTCTTCTTTTGCTCTTGTATTAAAAGACAGAGAATACTCCTCTTTTAAAGAGTTTATTCCGTCTGCTATTCTTTGCTCATACCCGTCACCAAACTTAGCGGTTAATACTTTATGACTCGAGCTTACTGTATGATTTTTATCGGGTATTGCAGTACTACCATCTAGTAGTGTAAATCCTATGCTCATTATGTTGCTCCATATGGATTCAGGATACCACCTGATCTTTTCTGATTTTGTAATTCTTTTTGTACAGCGGCTGCTATTGCTTTTCCTAAGCCTTCTCCACCTTCTCCAGACTCGACGTTTGAATTTCCGTTGCCATCTACTTGAACACTAACGTTTATATTGTTTACTTGTCCAGCACTGTTTTTCATTTCAACAGGTATTGATTTTCCGTTTGGAAGAGGTACAACAGCTTCTGTTCCGTGCAATTCTACAGGGTATCCGGCTTGAGGACCTGAAGCAATGCCACCTACAGCATATCCAGGTATTTTACCCGATGAATTAAGAACTCCCCCGTATCTTACATGGTAAGGTCCACCAACATTCCCGAGTGCGTCAATTTCTGGACCACCTGCAAAAACATCAGAAGTTGCTCCTGCAGAAAATAAAGAACCTATAATTTGTGCAGCTATCTTATTTGCTACAATTTTAGACATTGATTGTAAGATGCTTGAAGCCATATCACTGAAAGCTTCAGAAACACTTTTAGTATCTGTTATAATATTATTAAAAGCATCTCCAAGCCCTGTCTCAAAAGACTTAGCCGCAGTATTTGCTAGTTGTGTAATAGTCTGCAAGTTCTTTTCTGAAATGTCTAGTTCAACATTTGCACTCTGTATAGCTTTACTTGCAGCCATAAAAGCTGCTTCTATAGCTGTGCCTTGAGTAGTAAAGGCAGTGGTAGATGCAGTGTTTATACCATCAAATAAAGCGCCTTGCTCGTCTGTCAACCCATCTTCTCTAGTAGTTTTAACATTTCTTTTTCTATTTAAAACAGCAAGCTCTAAAGCTAGTCTCTTTTGAGCTAAAGTAAATTGTGATTTTTCTAGATTTAACTTAGCTATAGCAATTGTTTTATCTGCGTTCGCTTGCTGCATTTTTAAGTCGTTAATCTTTCTTTCGGCAAATATACGATCTTTTTCCCCTAATTCTGCACTATTAAAGACATAAGTACCTACAGTACTATTTACACGTCTTTGTTGCATTTTTTCTGTAGCGGCTAGTGTTATTGCTTGTTGCTTAAATTTGTTTAACTGTTTTTGAAGATTAGCTTCTTTCTGTGCTACAGAAAATTGTTGTTTCTTCAAATTTAGAATAGTTTGGTCTTTGTCTAACTGGTCCTTATTGTGCTTATTCTGGATGTTAAGTATATCTAGCTCAAGATTAAGCTGATCTTTTGTAAGGCCGTATTTTGCAAGGGCAGTATCATACTCAGACTGAGCAGCTCGTTGAGCCTTTGTTGCATTACTTAGCTTAGCCATATCCGAACCTGCACTTGCTGCTTCTAAAGCACCATTAGCAGCTAAAAGTTTGTTTTTTGCCTTTAGTAAAGGATTCTCGGCTATCTGTATTTGTAGGTTTTTATTATTTATCTTATCTAATGTTGTGTACTCAAGTACTTGATTCCGTGCAAAGTCATTTTTATTTTTTAGAATTGCTTTTTCATTTGCAAGATATTGATCCGATAACTGATTAAGAATAGCTTGCATACGTACAATATTAGTAAGCTCAGTTCTAGTTTTCTTCTGTTCCGCCGTTAGATTTTGAGCCCGCTCTACGGCTTTATCGTACTGTTCTCTAGTGTTACGCATAGCTGTTGCTGTAAGTGCAACTTCTCTGGTTACCGATTTCCATTGAGAGCCAATCCCTGGACCAAAGTCCCTCTCAGTAGTTGTTACTGATTCGGTCCCTTTTTCTAATCTAGTCTTTAGTCTCTTAATCTCTGCATCTAGTCTTTTTTGCTCGTCACTATTTGCCCTTTCCATCTCATTAACGAGTCTAACACCTTCAACTCGTGCTAGTTGTAGGTTTCTGCGTACATCTTCAAAAGGAGATTTTGCGGCAGTACCTGCTATCTTATCCAAACCATCTTTTACGTCTGATAAACCACGAGAAAATGCTTTTACGGACGCGGCAGCTCTTCGTGCATTCGCATCAAAGTTAAACAACTCTTTCAAGTCTATTTCTTTAGTGTCTTGAAATCTCTTTAATACTGGAAGTAAGTTTTTATCTAGTTTAGCTACTAACCCTAGTGTTTCTTCGAAGGCTTTTTCCTGTGTAGATAGAGTTTTTTCGTCAATTAAACCTTCAGACGCTAATGTTCTGAAGTGTAGTATTTTTTCTGCTAATTGAGGTAAAGATGCAGAGCTAGCGGCTTGCCCTATCTGAGAAACTATCTCTTTTAAGGTTAAAGAAACAGAGCTGCGTACTGAACCCATTCTCTCTAGCTCTTCATTTAAAGTAGCTGTTTTCTCTGAAAAACTAGAAATTGCATCAGCAGCTTTCTGAGCCTCTGCTGATATTGGGTTAAAAAATCTATAAACTTCCTTGCCTAAACTAAAAAGCATAGTACCTATAGATACAATGAGTCCTATAGTACCAAAGAAAGAAAAAGCTTTGTTCAATCCTTTTGAGATTGCTCCAAATACAGTTGCAGTAGCAGCTTGCAGAGATGCAAAAGCTAGCTTAGTCTTGGCAACGTATTTCTTTACTCGTAAGTCCATTTTACCGTATGTGTTACTATGTGCTACCTCTAAAGTTTTAAGGTATTTTTTACGGTCTTGTAAGGCTTTGTTGAAAGTAGCTACCTCGCTTCTAGTAAGGCCTTTTAACTTACCACTAACTACTTTTCCATGCTTATCATAGCGAGTTTCAATGTTTTGAAACATTGCTTCAGCGGCTCTCATTCCTGCTTTTGACTTATCATTAATATCACCTAGAATAAAATCAAAACCTTTCTTTCCACCGGTGGTTCCTGTAATGCCTTTAGTAGCTGCTAGAGCTTGAGCAGCACTTGAGGACTTTTGAGCAGCGCCTTGTTGTATAGTTAAGGATGCTTGAGCTTGTTTTGCAGTCTTTTTAAGTTCCAGTCTATACGAAGCCATTCTTTTGACTTGTCTTTTTAAGTTTTCGTCTGCAGACTGTCCCCATGCTCCAAAGTCAGGTATTAGAGACTTCACTATGATAGCAGACAAAGCCCCTAGTAGAACAATAAAAGACTCTGTATTTCTAGTAAGAAATTTAAATACAGGTGCCATTGTTTCTGTGGCAAATTTTTGTACATTTATAAATAGTTTATCAAAACTAACTAAGAACTGATTTAAAGCATTAGTACCAGAGCTTGACATAAGTTTCTCAAGCTTTCCATACTTTTCCTCGGCCTGTCCTAAGACTTCATTAGCAACGGCTTGGCTGCGTTCGAAAGCATTTAAGTCGTTTACATTTTTGCCTATAGCCTTAGCGTATTTTTCTGTTGCGCTTTTTAGTCTTAGTATTATACCAAGTTCATCTAGGAGTTCTGGCTCTGCTTTTGTGATACCACGTACCAAACGATTGAAAGAATCTGTGAGATCTCTACCAAGAGCTGCAGATGCGTTTTTTGCTGCGGAACCTATTCTTTCTAGCTGAGAGGAGCTTAACCCCGCTGCGGTACCTATAGCTGCTGCTTGTGCGGCTTCTCTATAATTTATCTGTGCGCCGGTGGCTTCTTGAATACTATTTGTTATCGATTTGTATGCAACACCCGTTACAGAACCTAAAGCTTCTTGGCCTTTTATTAATTTAGATACATCCGCGGCATTACGTAAGAATTGAAAAGCTGCAGATACAGCGAACACCTGAGCGGCGATTTGTGCATAAATACCTGCAATACCGCCACCGCCTTGTGCCATTTTAGAAAAAGCTTTAGTTCCATTAGAAGTAGCTTGAGAAGCTCCTTTCATTTTACGGTCAAAGTTCTGGGTTTCATTACCTAGATCGTTTAAACTTTTAGCAGCTTGTTTACTTCTTCTAGTAGTTTCTTTTAAAGAACCTTTATCATCAACTACTACATCTACATTTATCTTATTGTTAGCCATTAGCCTTTCACATTATGGGTAAAATTATTACCGCTTGCATTCTGCCTTCTTTCATCTGCTTTTCTTCGCTTTTCGGCTTCTTCTGCTCTGTATCCCATAAGGATCTTTTCATACATTTTCGCAAAGTAGTAAACTACTTTAGGTTCTCCAACTTCATATAGTTTCATTAAGTAGCCTGCGTCAGACCAATTTTTTCCTAAGTAAAACCCGGAGGTCCCGTCCCAAACGTCCGATAGATTATCAAATATAAAAAATGCCACTTGAACTTGCTCCGGAAAATCAGAGGGGTTAAGTGGCATTTTATCAGGGTCAGGTTCTTGGTTAAGCTGTTCACATATTTTTAAGTACTTATCTACAGAAATTTCTTGATTTTGGCGAACATACCTAGTTAGCTTACTCTGAAGCTCTGCTACTTGCGACCAGTAAAATTTTCTAAATCACCTACGGTGTCAGTAACCCACGTATCAAATATATTAGAGTTTTTCATTAGTAGTTCTGCGTTTTCCTGTG